GTATCAATATCGGTAGGAGTTTCTACATAAATTGTAGTATCATGGTAAATATCTTTACCCTTTCGATAGACAATTGTATCATGCGGTATAATTAAGGTATCAATATCATGTTTAAGTACTTCATATTTTTTACCATCTATTTTAATTGTTTCTCCAGGTTTATCTCCTGAACCATCACAGGTTCTCATTAATATAATAATGATAATTAAGACAATTATTGATATATTTTTAACACTAAGTAGGCTTTTAATGTTCATTTAATTCTAGCATTATTTTATAGTAGTCTGGTGGTGCACCAGTTTCTGCTACTATTTTATCTATTAGAGTATTCTCATTTACTCTATTTGTATCCAAAGCCTGTATTAATTCATTCTTTCTGATCTCTAACATCTTTGCCATTTTTTCCAATTCGGAAAGACCTGCATTAATTTTATCGTATTCAGTTACAATTTCTTTGATTTCGTTTAAATATTTCATTATTGATAGTTTAAGTTTACTTTAATTTTACCTGACATAAGTGCTGAATATATTGCTTGTAAATAAAAATCATTTCCTTGTGGAATTTGAGAAGATTCTTTTGTAGCCATTGATTGCTGCGGTAGGCCAACTGGTCCAGAGTTTTGATTAATTACGGTTTTTGAACTTTGATCAATTTTAGTACCTTCATTTGTAACTGAACTTGATGAACTTGTTTGAGGATTCATTGAGGTAACTGATGAACTTAAGTTATTTACAGCAGCTGGTAAATCTTTTGATAATTTACCAACACTTTTTTCTAATGTTTTATCTGGTTCCAATAATTTCTTTATATTAGATGATTCAACTAATTTGGTAGATTTTACGTTAACTGACTCATTTGTATTGGTTTTATTGACTGTTGTTTGATTAATGTCAGTAGAGTCTGAGGTATTTGATATTCCAAGTAGAGTATTTAACATTGCCTCATTCTTTTTAGTTTGAATATCTTCTTCAGTTGAGGTAGTTTTACTTTCAATTGTTGATTTAAGTATATTTAAAAGTTTTGGGTCAGTTGACTCTTTTACTTTATTTACAGAGCTTAATGGTGAATATTTTTGAATGACTTTAGTTTGGTCCGTAGGTTTTGGGATAGATCCGCTTATTAACGTTTCAAACATATTTGCTATATCTGATTCAGAAGTTGATGAGGTATTCTTATTAGTAGAAGAAACAGTTGACTGATTATTCTTTTCAGAGGTAGACTCGTTATTTAATACGTTTTTTGAATTTACTACGCTATTTGAGTTATTTGCTGATTCAGATTTAGCATTTGTAATATTATTATTAATTGTAGTATTTGTAATTGACGGAGCCTGTACTTGGGCTTGAATTGCTGGAGCACTAGCAATTGCTGCAACATTTCCGCTAGTTGCAGCAATTGCACTAGTTTGTTCAGGAGAAGTTAATTTAGTTTGCTCTTCAGTTTTAGGTGAAGGCTGTTCAATTCTAGCCGGTTTAATATTAGTGGCAATTGGATTAGAAGAAGGCTTTGCTGCCTCTTTTGATAAAACCGTTTCGCTAGTTGGAATATTACTAGGGGTTGTTGATTTAGCAATTGCAGTTTCTAAAATATTATCTGGAGTTAATGAAGCAAGATCTGATGAAATAAGGCTTCCAGGTAAAGGATCTGATGGAGATAGCTCAGTAATGCCGTTCTTTACTTGCTTTAGACTTGGTAAAATTACACCATCAATATTTAGGTTAACTAAATTAGTTTTTAGTTGGTCTATTGCTGATTTATATATGGACGGTAATGTCCCAACTGCAAATCCACTAGCAACAGTGCTACCAGTTTCTATATCAGTTGCTCTAATAGTGAGAACCGTTTGATTAGGTAAACCTGTTTCTATTAATTCAATAAAGGTTAAATAGTTTAAATTATATTTCACTTAATTAAGTTCTTTTAGTTATTTATTAAAAAAAGAAGGACTTGAGTGGATTAGTCCTCAAGTCCAGTCTGAATTTCAAAAGTTTGCTGGTTCGATTCACCAGATTCATTTACTAAAAATTTAACGTAACTTAAATACTCATATAAAGGTAATGAGTAAAGTTCAGTAATCGATTGGTTCAGCTTCACGGCCAAGAGACGGTTAGTCTCAAATAAGTTCATTAAGTCTACCTGAAATAAGGAAAAGATCTTTGATCGTGAAGCTGTCTGACGAAAAAATTGAACTGGATAATAGTGATCCACATTTAGGGCAGACAGTAGTTAAGGCACTTTCTCTAGAACCTTGCATTATTTCAGCAAACTTAGTAACAAATGTAAATTTATTAAGGTGCCAGCTAAAAGTTTCAGACTGTAGTGTTGAATATTCAGGCTGACCAAATTTTGACCAATCTTGTACAAGATATGGAGCAACTTTAATAAATGATTTATCAATTGTTTTATTTTGAGATTTTGCCTCAGCTATTCGTTTACGAAGTCTTTCAATTACACCAATTGTTGGCATATACAAATAAAATGTTTCATTTAATTTTGGAGAAACTACTTCAAAACAGCGATATTGTGAAGAATACCATTGGGTTATCTCTTCTGGCATTTCAAATAGTTGTAACATATTACTCTTAACTTTAACATCATCTGACCAGGCTCCATCTTCTGAACAGGTTTGAGTACACTCCATTTTTGTGGAAAGTTCATTTTGTCCTTCTGGAAAGGTAATTTCATGTATTATAAAAATAATAAATAGACGATCTACTTCAACTATATCTCGCCAAGTTAACCAAGACTGTCCGCCTTTTATTTTAAATCGTGTACACTTTTCAATAATAAAATTTAGTTTATCATCAATATCAAGTATATCAGATTCATCAATTGTTGACCAGTGCCTAATTTCAGAAACGGTTGCTGCTCTAATTGTTAATTCAGAACCTTCTGCATAGAACATACCTCGTGATGGTAAATTCTCTAATGGAATATTCTTCCAATAATTATCATTTGCTCCAGAAACAGTAGAGATAGGCGGTAATGAAACTGCTTGACCTAATCCATTAATTGGTTCAGAAGGTTTTGTCTCAATTGGTGCATTTGTATTCTTGCCGTACTTTAGATCCTCTTTTTCAAGGAAAGATAGCACTTCATCCTCCGAATTTGGAGTCATATTTTCTTTTGCCATTAAATACGTGTTTATTAAATTATATCAAAAACTCTAGAAAAGTTTTCGCTAGGTGAGAGTTAGATTCATTAAGCTTAGATAGAGTCTGTGCATAAACTTCAACCAACTTCATAGATTTTGGATCTCTAATGAATGCTCTAATTGTTTTGTGTTTAGTATCAATTTTAAAACTATCAAATTTTCCAATAATACTTTCTGGAGCTCCTTTGGAATTTTTAAAAGTTGAGTTAACAACTACTCCACCAAGGCGAGATCCTTTTTTAAACATATTATTAAGAGCTTTAATTTCTTGACCAAAGTCATCAACTTCAATTTGCTGAGGTAATGAAAGATCTGATAATGGTAAAAGATGAACTGATATACCATTTGTAAAACCACTGCGGTTTGACACAAAGCTAAAGTCGCCTCTTCCATAAAAAGGCAAACCTTTCATTGCTTGCTGTCTTTGACCGAATGTTAATACTGGTACCATTATCGATTAATGCCGGTAGGAGTTCCAAGTAAAACTACGGTAACTCCAGACTCAACTGTTATTTTTGAAATTACAGAGTAAAAGGTTTCACCTGGATTAATTCGGACATCTACTCCATCTCCAGTTATTCCTTGCTCAGCAGTTTTTACATTTACCGTAATTGCTGAACTTGCTGGATTGTGAATTCCAAAAAAGGTATTAGTGAAATATCCTACACCAGTATCGCCAGAATTAATAGTTCTAGCACTTTGGTTAACAAAGATAGGAGAATAGTCAATTCCATTATCTGAATCAGTATGGGTTTTTACAAGTTTAGCAATAATAGTATTCATTTGTTTTTAATATTTTTAGCAAGCACAATTATTTGGATCGTTATTGCTCTTTACATAAACTATTAAACCTGATACCTTAATACTAAAATTAAGGTTAGGATTAGTTAGCTCTATCTTATTTATTAGGTTGTTTGCGTTAAGTGTCTCAGGGTTACTGAAATTAGAAAAGAATTGAGAAATTGGCAAATTAATTTCAGAAGTTGATCCATTATTAAATGCTCCTAGAGTTAGCGTACTTGACATGTTGGCTGGCATAATATCTTCTCCCAGTTTATCAGTCTTAGGGTATTCAATATAGAGAAGACAGCCTCTACTAAAATTCTTATCATTTGGCAAAATATAATACTCTGGCGATAATTCACTACCTCCATGTAAAATGTACTCGGTGCTTAGACCAAATGGATAGTCTAGATCAGCTGTGATAAAATCACCTGGATGAGCTGGGTCTGGATCTCCTGGAGAAACCATACTTATTTGTATTTCTAATTCATTATTAAATAATGATAAGGTATCACCTGCACAAACTTCGAAATTAATAATTTGATAACTATCAACTGGATAGATAAAGTCCTTTAGGTTACAAAAGCTTGCTTCAGATTGACCGGTATTGTAGATATTAAAACATTTGTCTAATAATTTTAAAACCTTTTTGGTTGGGTCACCAGCGCATAAGCTTGCAAAAGAATTATTAAATCTTTTGGAAATTGGATCATCTTGAAAATTAATATAGGCCATTTAGTATAAACTTTTTTAAAGACGATCATTAAACATTACTTTATTAGAAGTTGAATGTGTTCCTCTAGCTAATATCTTGTCAGTTGGTCGCTCTCTTGGTATAAGATTATCTACCTTAGGTTCGTCAGCACTTTCTTCAATCTGTATATTTAATATAGTAGGTTGAGTCACTTCTGGTTCAATTTTAATAGGCTCATCTACTATTGGTTTTTCTACAACGGTAACTGAGTCAGTTATTTGAGGATTTACTTCAGCCATTACTGGACTACTAATATCTTCACTAGGTTTAATATAGTCAACTAATGACTTAATGAATCCTAATGCAACAATTGGTAAAATTGCACCACTTACAATAGAAAGAACTCGTTTTTGATAAATTAACTCTTCCTCAACCAGACCAAATAATTCGATCCAACCTTGAAAATTGTTTAAGTGAACATACGTATAATAAGTATTTCCCATTGCCTGCATTGCAGTTAATAGGATGAATAGTCCCCAAACAATACCCTTATTCATTTTATCAAGGGTAATAATAGATGCAAGTGATGCAGCTGCTCCTACCTCAAACGCAATTGCTAAACTTACTGCTAGCCATTGAGGATTAGACATACTAAAAAAGTCAATAACATGTATAGTTGAGATTATTGAAACTAATAAGTAGAGAGTAACAAACGTGCCTATTATAAAATAACTAGCAGCTTTCTTTCCCATTATTTAGAAGATTCTAATTTTTTAATTGCTAAGTCAATTTCAGATTGACGGTTAACATCAAGAAGTTTACGATCAACTGATTGGATCATACGCTTTTCAGCTTTTAAACCTTCCAGTTCTAGGTATTTACTAAGTTCAGTAGTTGTACAAATTGAATCAAGTTTAGAATTTGTGATTTTTTCCTGTTTCTCAATTTTTGAAATACGACTTGACATATTACATTGCTGAAGAATTACAATTAACATAAATGCTAATATAAATTTATCAAAATGAGTTTTAATAAAATTCATGATTAAATATCTTTTTAGTTATTTATTTACTTAGTAGTTAATTTATCCGTTATCCACTGTTGCAGATCAGCGTTATTGTGATAAACCCATAACCCAGTGCTAACTGCATAATATAGGGCAATACTAAATACACCAACTCTAAAAAAATCTGACTTTTCTGAGAAGAATTTACACTTTACCCAAATAAGATACGCATAATAGTCAGCATTTTTAATTCGTTCAGTTGAAATATCAACAATTTCAGTAAGATTTAAGTCTGCAAATTTACCTTGGAATTTAGCAACTGAGTCAAATACTCGACTCTTTTCCAGATCAGCTAGATCGCCAGTGGCTAATAGCGTTTCCGGTTCTAAATTAATAACGTAATATACACGTTTTATCCAATCAGCTCGCATGTTCCATTGCTTTAAAAAACCTTTTTCTTCAAGCCCTGATATTTTATTACGATAGAATCGATAGTTGCTAATATCCTTTACAATTAGTTTAGCTGAACTAAGTGCTTCAAGCGGATTTAAGTAATTAAGTAATTTCATAATTAAAAGTATTCTTCTAGTTTATCAACCATATGCGGATTATTTGTTAGGACTGCCTCTTTTAACATTTTACGTGCTTTTCGGATTTTGGTTTTAACCGTATTTAGATTCATTTCATATTTATCAGCAATCTCATTACCTTTCATATGATTTAACTCTTTATCAATTAGTATTGATTTTTCAATGCACTCAGGCAGAGCATTAATTTCAAACTTGGTCATATTATATAAATCATCAAAATATACCTCCTTTTCAAAATTATAAGCTGAATCATCTAATATAATTGGAGGAGTTGTTAAATTATCCAGTCTAATTGCAAAGTTCTGCTTTAATTTGTGTTGATGTAATAACGCCTCATTTTTTGCAATTGTATAGATCCATGTAGTAAATCTATAGGTATCACTGTATGATGAGATTCCTTTGAATATTTTAAAAAGAGTATTGTGTAATACCTCATCAGTCTCATCAGTATCATTAAAAAATTTCCAGATAAAATATTTTAATTTTGGATACATAATTGAGGCTAATCTATTTCGATCCCTTTCTGTATAATTGCCTGATTTAATTAGTTCAGCCAGACTCTGCATTTCATTGTTTAATTGCCTATTCAGTAGATCGTATGCGCTCATTTAGGTAGTTTAGTTGGTGTGTTTATTAGGATTAGCAGACTTCCATTTTTCATATCTTTCAGTTATCTGGATTAATATTTTATTTCTAACAATATCCTCATCTTTAAATGTATGAATGCTTAGTCCATTAATGCCACTAAGCAGTTCAATAAAGTCAGGTAAAGCTACTTTACTCTTTGCTATGTCATATTGGCTTACATCTCCGCATATTAATACTTTTGAATCTTTACCCATCCTGGTAATGAATAACATTAACTGTTTAAAATCAGCATTTTGAGCCTCATCTAAAATCATTAAACAATTATCAAAGGTAGCACCTCTCATATAGGCAAGAGGTCTAAATTCAATAACTCCAGTGGTTTCTAACCAACTAACATTATTTGGATCGTTTAATAATTTTACCAAATTTGATCGATAACTTTCCATAAATGGATCAATTTTATCTTTTATTTCACCAGGTAGAAATCCAAGCTTCTCTCCAGACTCTTGAATCGGTTTGGTTAAGATAATTTTTTTAATTTTTCCACCTAAATAAAGTTTAAGGGCTGCCAAGCATGCAGTAAATGTTTTACTTGTACCCGCTGGTCCATAACATAAAGTTATATCACTTGACATAATTTTTTGCAAATAGTCAGACTGAGAAGGCTTTAGGTTAACTTGACGTAATTCCTTTTCAGTTAATTCAGGTTTAAATGATTGAGTCTTTCTTTTGGATTGCGCTTTTTCAGCCATAAATTAGTGGTTCTTTTTTTTGGGTTTACTATTGATCTTGTCTAGTATCTTTTGACACTTTGCACAAGACTCATAATCTTCAAGCTGTTTATAAAAGACTAGTGCTTTAGAAAGGCAATCAGGCCAATCTTTACGTTCAGCAATAACATCTAATTCTTCGTCAATTACCTTTAGCCCCTTAATAAAAATTTGAGAAGCATTATCTACAAGTGCTACCTCAATTTGTCCTACTACGATATCAAAAATTTGTTTTTTGTTAGTATCGTAATCAAATTTTAAAAAATCATTATGTTTCATAACTTCATTTTGAATTGTTTCCGTAAAAATTATCACGGGTTCTTTTTATTTGAGCTACAGTCATTTCATCAAATACATTAACTAGTTTTCCAGGTTTTTTAACCTCAGCGGTTGTATTTAATTCTCTTAGGGCAGAGTGATCATATCCTGAAGACGTTCCAAGATAAGTTTCTCCTAAATACTGAGCATATACTTTTTCTAAATATTCTTTCGGTAATCGGTCAAGCTCTTCATTTACTAATTCCCAGAAATTTGGAGATTCAAAAAATGCAGCAGTTGAGACACAGGTAATTGCTAAATCATCATTACCGCTTTGGCTTCGATAATTACCATTACTTGAACGACCAAATGCTCCAAGCTCATGAACTGTTTTATGTTCATTTGGTAAAATTTTATTTACAGCAGCAAGATATTTAAAACGTTCGCAATATTTTGTTTTATTAGTCTCTGTCATTTTTAATCCAGGTTTCCAATTGGTTGAAGTGATTGTATGTTTTGAATGAATTATTTGACCTGGCCAAAAATCTTCATTTTGTGTTAGTTTATCCATTACCCATTCTCCTTTATGATTAAGCTCAATAAGTAATTTTACCTTTTCAGCATTAAATATATTATACAACAAATGTTCTAATGTATTACAATATTCGTTAATATCTTTTTTATTTGATCTAAATGTTGCAACCTGTACTAACGTAAAAATATCGCCTTCATTTTTAATAAAATCTTTTACTTGTTCTAGCATTTTTAGAGGAAGCGCAACTAATTTAAAAATATTAATTACTGAATAGTCTCTACCAAGCCCATCAGCTGTATCAATTGAAAAAATATAGTTATTACCATCATTCTTAATATCATCTGGTGTTAATTTAGAAAGGTTTGGATGAACTGTGAATCCATCTAATATTGCTAAATGTTCAGGACTTTGCGACCATTCTGGAGTGACGTATGATGTGCGTAGGTTAAAGATCTTTTTAAGATCCTTGGATGGTAATAGTAACTTGTCTGATGAGAAAAACTGTAATCCATATTCCTGATTAAAATCTTCTTCTGAACCTAAGTTGGCAATAGTCATTTGTCGCCACTCTTCATCACGACCAGGTACTTGCCACCAGTCTACTCTTAATGGAACATATGTATTTGCACCATTCATTGCATCCATGTAAATATCATAAAAACGGTTCATACCATTTGGCGTAGAGGTTATTATAATCTTTGAATTAGATGAGGCTGAAATTGTTGGATAAATTGCTCGATAGAAGAAATCCAGGTAAGATGGATTAATATGAGCAAACTCATCAATGTATAGTACATGAATAGTAAAACCAATACCGGTATTTTTAGTTGTAGTACGTCCAATTAATCTGCAACCATTATCAAATTTCATTGACATTACATTATTTGAAATACAACCTGGCTTTAGAAAAAACGGTAAATTTTCAAGTACTGATTTGATTTTATCTAAAACTTCTTTTGTAGTTGATGCAATATTGGCTACAGCTAAGACATTTTTATCAGTATGAAATAATAGGTACCATGCAATAAATACACCGGACATTACAGTCTTTCCAATTTGACGACTTGCCATTAAGCAGTTAAATCGGTTATTCTTAAATGATCGAATAATCTCTTCTTGATAATCACGTAAAGTAATTTGCTCAATACCAGTCTCCTGCATTACTTGGGCATATTTACCAGCAAAATAAACTGGATCAGCTTTACATTTTCTGATTTCATCAAGTTCTTCTGGAGTATATTCAAATACAATATTAGCCTTCTTCCAAACTGGATCATTATCCTTGAATGGAGAATTTTTAATTGTTTTAATATCAATTACACCATTCTCAAAATCATCAAGTAATTGTTGAATTTTAATTGATGTCCAAATCGCACTATTTTCCTGATCAAGATCGGAAAGTTTCATTTGGCTTCTACTTCCGCTATTTGCTATAAAGTCTTTCATATTAATGAATTGACATCATCCATATAGTCAATATCACTGTCTTCAGCAATAGTAACATTAGATACTCCACGCTCTAACATAACTTCAGCCTTTTTACCAGGATGAGTTAAGTGTCTAGAGTCAGAAGTATCTTCTTCTATTTCAAGTGCGTCAATTTCTTTTATTAAATTTTTAGTACCAGCAGTTATATAATAATCACTAGAACTTTGGGGTAGTGCTCTAGCCTGAACTCCAGTTCCACCAGCATCTTTTTGAGCTACATCTTGATTTACTTTTCTGTAAGTATCTTCCAAGAATAGCATGTAATTTGCTTGAGTTTTTACAACAGATGTCAATTTATCCTGAAGTTGACCAAATACTTCAAATAATCTAGGATGAGTATTACCTTGATTAATTTCTTCAGTAATTTTTTCAATTGCCATTCTTATGGTTTTTAATTGAAAAAATATATTTTGAATACTTGAATTATCGAGTATTTGTTTCTGTTTAATATATTCATGCTTGTCTAATACGCCAAGCTCAACATAAAATGAAAGAAGTGAATCGGTAATACTTTTAGCCTGTTTTTCAAAGCCGGCATTCATTTCAATAAAATCCAATGGAGGAGCCGCTGCTATTTCAGCAAGTTGCTCATCAATATTATTGTCTTCTTGATTAGGTCCTCCTGAATAGGAGCTTAATAAAGATTCAAGTTCTCCTTTAATTTGAGACTTTTTCTCTTTTGAAAATACTGGCGCGCCCATACATTAATTTAGTCGATTTTCATTCTTGTCTAGCGCTGGATTTGCAAATATTTTGATTTGTTTAACTGCTTCAATATGCTCGTATAAGTAAGCTTCTATATATGCAATAAACGAATCTAATATTGGATTTGCTCCAAACATTTGATTTGAAAGGACTCGTTTCATTAGATTATCTTTGTACCTATAACCAAGATGAAGCCGTTTGTCTTTTCTATTATACACTGTTTGGTATAGAGAGTTTCTTATCATACAATACCTATATTTTTACGAACTACTTGTGCTTTAATTGAAATATTTAGTGCCCCTAGTGCAGCATCAGATAAACCTTCCGCATAGGTATTTCCTTGTGAATCTGTCCAACCTCCACGTATTACTGGAAATTGATCTAGCCCAATAATAATATCATTAAAATCATCTAATCCGATTAAAGTTTCAGTGGATGGGCTTGTAATTTGGTTAATTTCATTTAATTCACTTAATATATTAATACTAACTGAATCGACTCCATTAACTGCTTCAACGACTGTAATTAAATCGCTCTTTGGAACACGGTCTTGGCGTTTTAATTTAATAAAATACTTTCCAAGAGCATCAGCAATATCGGACTTAACAATATCTTGTGAAACATCATCAAATGCAATAATACTTAAATTAATAATATATCTTGTGATTGTTGGGTCAAGTATTTTTAGGTCAGTTGAAATCATTTTTGTTCCAGATTTCTCAATATACTTCATTAACTCATTCTTTTGAAAATCAGTTAACCTAAAATTACTGACAGGTAAATTAAAATAGTCAGTACCATTTTTAAACATTTGACTAACGTCCGGTACCAAGAATAAGTTAATCATTCTAGAGTCAAGAATATTTCCAGTTGAGTCTTGATCTAAAAATACTTTGATAGTTGAAAACATCTGCATTTTTTGTAATAAGACTTCGTAATTATCTAGGTTAACTAGTGCAAAACTTTTTGATGCACGTGGTGCAATTAATCGAGTTAAGGTAGGATCTTCTGGATCAACTCCGAAATTTGGAGCACTAATTGTTACAATTGTAAAATAGTCACTCATTATAATCTCTTCACCAATTGGCGAGAATCCAGTATCTACAAACGAAAATACTACTTGTGAATTATTATCAACTTTAACATTTCCAGCAGAACCGTCAGTGTTTAAATATTCAACTACAATAGTTGAACCAGTTGTTGGAATTTTACCAAATGAACCATTTCCAAAGTAAATGTCTAATCCGTTTGTTATACCAGTCTTTGCAATAAAACCTTTTGCTCCTCTTGGAATATCGAGTAAAGATTCGTATTTTGTCCATTTTTCTCCATTAACATAGACATTAACAATAAAATTATCAATATAGAAATTGTTTGGAGCTCCCATTTGGAAACTTTCAAATGCAATACCCTTTCCAGTAAAGGTCTGAGACTCAATTTGGCCCTGTCTAATATTAAAGATTGAATTAGATTCTGTTCCAGTTAAGGCAAGTCTAACCTCTTCTTGAGTAAGTTCAATTGCATAGGTCAGTCCAGTATTTTCACAACGAATTCTAAATAAGTTATTAAGAATAACCTTTGAGGCAGGAGCAGTAATACCTGGTTTTCTGGCAATTCGGATTTGACCAGTTGCACCAATTGCTCTACTTGGATTATGACCAGCTAAGGTTGCTAATGAATAGATTGACGAAACTCGACTTGCTTCATTTATATTTAATTCAGTGATTGAATCTTCAATATAATAAAAAATAAGTTGACTTAAGTTTTCTACAACAATTAACAATTGACCAAATGGAGAGGCCGCTGTAAATACAGAACGACTCTGCTTAAACTTAGTCTGTAAGAATTGTATAGTTTCGCTAAGAATATCCCTAACTCGTATATTTAAGCTCGTAAAGAGCTTTAAACTATTATTTTGATTAGTAAGATTTGCCATTTAAGGAGTAACTTCTTTTAGGTTATTTATCAGCCGAGTAAAACGTTTACGAAAAGAGTCATCTATATAAATAATTAGGTATAATAGTTATTATATGGGAGTAACCTGGTTTTGACAGAAATTATCGGTTACGCTTGCACGCCGAGGATAATGCTAAGACTCGCTAAAATGTATTACAAATAATAAGTGGCAACACTACTTTCTGGAGCTTAGTTAACGAAACTGTTAACACTCCTGTTACTGAAGAGCTTTTAGCTGCATAGGTGACCAAGCGGCAACTGCTTGACTAAACAAAGTTGCACAGCGGAATTCACTACCGTAACAGTGAGCAGAAGATTAGTTCTCAGTAAACCGAACTGCTAAAATAAGGGAATTGTGAAGTTCGTCAGATTAGCAAATGTGACTAAGCGTGTAAATGAAAGCTTAATTAGAGGTTTTTTGGACGAGGGTTCGAATCCCTCTACTTCCACACCACAGAAAAGGTATCCAACTCGGGTACCTTTTTTAGTTTGTATTTGTTCTAAATAAATAACCTAGATGAAAACACTAAACACTGATGATATTTTTCTAAGAAATTTAACAATTGCCTTGCTCGATTTGTTAAATGGAGAAATGGAGATTACTATTGCAAGAAATGATCATAATGAAACGTTTAAGGTTCCATTTCTTTATAATTATGGAACAGATGAAGGTTTCTTAAAAGATTTTTATATTGGACTTCCGGATAATTGTCGCATACCTGCAGCAGAAGGAACATATGATATTATTCCTAGAGGAATAATAACTCTTTCAAGTTTCCAGGTTAAACCGTCTGATATTACAAATAAGTTTGTTAGGGGTAGTTTTACTGAACCTGAACGTGGAGAAAATGACCAAAATATCCTAACTGGATATTCAGCTCAACTGTTCTCTTTTCCAATGGTAATTAAATTTGATGTTAAAATTATTTGTGATAACCTAAATAAGGCATTTAAGATTGCTGAAAATATGTTACATATTTTTTATGCAAACCGTATAATGTATTTTCAGTATCATGGAGTAAGAATTCCAGCACAATTCCATTTTCCAGATAATGAAACAGTTGATAAGACTTATAAGTTTACAATGCTTGATAATAATAAACTAAATGTTACTCTATCAGTTGAAGTTGAAACATATTTACCTAGTTTTGAACATACTTCTAAACGTAAAAGTTCAAATGTTATTGAAAGATTTGAAGTTAATCGTAAATCTCCAGGTGAAAATACTTTGATTAGCCGAGAATGGGTTGACCAAAATACTCCAAACCCTTAATAAAATAATAAATTAAATAATGCCAACTTCTAAATCATTTGCATATAATCCAGGTTCTCCAATTGCTGGAACTGACCAAGTTGGAGATCTAGCAATTAGTGTAGACAACCAAGATTATACAACTTCACCAGGTGGAGTTACTTGGTGGCAAGGTCCTGATGAAGAAATAGGCTATGTTATTGCGCATACTGTTCCAGGAAACACCCAACCAACACCAGTACCAGAGGATGCGATTACTTTAAGTGGAACATATAAAGGTCCAAATATTAATTTAAGTAATAATAACCAAACCGCGTTTCAACAATTTGGATATCAAATGTCAGGATTAGCTGAAACATTAATAAGTGGAACAGATAAGATAATGTTTAGTATTTACTATACAACATTAACACCAACAACATTACCTGAAAGTCGTTTTATCGGAGTTGGTAAAACA